AGGTTAAACAGGAAAGTGAAGAAAAAGCACAATCCTGTTGCGAAACAATTAAGACATTTTAAACAAAAGATAGTTCGTAATAAAAAAGTCTATAATAGAAAAAAATTATCCAAAATTTAAAGCTTTCAATCTCAATATTTTTGTTTTATATCTACTAATAGGAAAGTATGGTATGAACCAGGAGGTATACTAATATGAAAAAACAAGGATATAATGCTAGAAAAGACGAACAACTAGGAATGACTAGAGGAAAACAATCTGGCAAAAAAATGTCTATGGCTGGCAGAAGAAAAGTAGCTAAAGCTACTCGTAAACCTAAAGGCACTTACGGTTTTAAAAAGAAGTAAATCATTAATAGAGGAAGCTTTAGTTACTGATAGATTTATTACTAAAGTTCACTCTATTAAAAAAACATAGGAGAAATTATGCCAACAGTCGGAAAAAAGAAATTTGCGTATAATAAAGCTGGAATGAAAAAAGCTAAAATGGCTGCAAAGAAAAAAGGTATTAAAGTTAAATATAAAAAATCATAATGCCTTTTAGATCAGAAAAACAACGAAAATTTATGCATATTAATAAACCAAAAATTGCAAAAAAATGGTCAAAAAAATATGGAAGTAAAATAATTAAAAAAAAGAAAAAAACATAATGGAAGTTGAATTAGAAAAAAAAAAATTACAATTCACTGATGATAAAGGTGAAAAAGTTAGAGTTGATATAGATCAAGATCAAACTGAAAAAGATGAAGAAGTTTTTGAAAGTAATCACTATTCTAATCTAGCAGAAGAATTAGATGAAAAAGAAGTTGCTAAAGTAGGAAAAGATTTAGTTAGAGCTTATGAAGATGATAAAAGTTCTAGAAAAAATTGGGAAGATCAATATTCTAAAGGCCTACGAATGTTAGGAGTAATAGTTGAAGATAGACAAGATCCTTTTCCAGGAGCTTCTGGTGTTCATCATCCTTTACTTGCAGAAGCGGCAACACAATTTCAAGCTAGAGCTATTGCGGAAATGTTTCCAGCAGGTGGTCCTGTTAAAACCCAAATTATTGGAAAAACTACAGATAAAAAATTAGAACAAGCACAAAGAGTTCAAGACTTTATGAACTTTCAAGTAACTCAAGAAATCCCTGATTATTTTAATGAACTAGATCAAATGTTATTTTATTTAGCTCTTGCAGGAAGTGCTTTTAAAAAAATATATTTTGATAATACATTAGATAGAATTTGCTCTAAATTTGTACCCGCTGAAGAGTTTGTAATCTCTATGGAAAATACAGATTTAGAAACTGCTGATAGATATACTCAAGTAATGAAATTAACAAGAACTGAAATAAGAAAACATCAAATTTCAGGTTATTATAAAGATGTTCCATTAACTAAATCTGATCCTAATACTGGTGCTACTAGCGGAGATATGGTTGAACAAACTTTACAAAGATTAGAAGGTATGACACCAAGTATGGCTAGTAAAATTCATACTCTTTTAGAAGTACATACCAATATAGATTTAGGTGAAGATAAAGATGAATTAGCTTTACCTTATATTATAACAATAGATTACGAATCACAAAGAGTTTTATCTATTAGAAGAAACTGGAAAGAAGAAGATTCATTAAAAAGAAAAAGAACTTATTTTATTCATTATAAATATCTTCCTGGCTTGGGCTTTTATGGCTTCGGTCTTATACAAATGATAGGCGGACTTCAACACGCAAGCACTGGTGCTTTAAGAGCACTATTAGATTCAGCTGCTTTTGCTAATCTCAATGGAGGTTTTAGAGCTAAAGGAGCCAGAATTGAAGGAGGAGATATTACTATCTCTCCTGGAGAATGGGTTGAAGTAGAAGCGTATGGTGATGACTTGCGTAAATCTTTTATCCCTCTTCCCTTTAAAGAACCATCACCAACATTACTCCAATTACTTGGAGTTTTAACTGAGTCAGGGAGACGTTTTGCTTCTATCGCTGATGCAATGATTGGAGATTCAGCTGGATCAGGTCCAGTTGGAACTACTATTGCTTTAATAGAACAAGGTTCTAAAGTATTTTCTGCTATTCATAAAAGAATACATCAAGCTCAAGGTAGAGAATTTAAATTAATTTATGAATTAAATGGAGAATATTTAGATGATGAATATTCTTTTGAAGTAATAGGTGAAAATAAAAAAATTAGAAGAAAAGATTTTAGTGCTTCAATTAGTGTTGTTCCTGTATCTGATCCTAATATATTTTCTCAAGCTCAAAGAATAGCTTTAGCTCAAACTGGTTTACAATTAGCAAGAGAAACTCCTGATGTAGTAGATGTAAAAGAAGCAACAAGAAGATTTTTACAAGCTTTAAGTATTCCTGATTATATGGATTTAATAATAGAAGATGAAGATACTCCTAGACGTGATCCAGTATCAGAGAATATGGCTATACTTAATACTATGCCTATTCAAGTCTTTGAAGATCAAGATCATCAAGCTCATATGCAAGTTCATTCTCAATTTATGAATGATCCTAGATTTGGAGGAAATCCTGAAGCTAAAGAAAGATTGTATCCCGCAATGTTAGCTCACATGGGTCAACATATGGCTTATTTATATCAACAACAAATGCAAGCATCAGTTCCTGAAGGTAATCCTATTTCTTCTGGAGATTTTAATAGAGAATTAGATAATGAACCTTCTCAAGAAATAAGTATAGAAGAAGAAAATAGAATAGCAGCAAATGCTGCACAAGCTGCACAGCAGTTAATGGGCAGTATGCCTCCTTCTCCTGAAGAACAAAAACAACAAATGGAAGATAAAGAAAAACAAGCTAACATTCAATTAAAAGCTGAAGAACTTCAAATTAGAAAAGCAAGATTTATGCAAGGTGTAAAACAAAGTGAAAAACAAGATGCAAGAAAAGATGCTGAGACTAAATCTAAAATAGTAGAGACCGCAGCAAAAATTGCAAGAAAAGATAAAAAAAGTTAATGGGAGCCAAAGCAGATTCAATAAGACAAGCTAAAAAATTTTTAGAAAATAAAAAAATTTCTATTAAAAAAGTTAAACCACATTTGTTTGCTATTGCTTCAAATGGATTAAAAAAAAATTTTGAAGCAACATTAGATTATTTTGTGAAAGGAAGTAATGGAACGCCTAATACAAGCGATCAAGCAAAAAATAAAAGATCATAAACAAGAATTAAGTAATAATCTATTATCTAAAGGTGTAGAAAATCTTCCTGAATTTAAACGTGTTTATGGATACGGACAAGGTTTAGATAAATCATTAGAAGTAATTAATGAATTAATTGAAAAATATAAAACAGGAGAAATAGAAGATGATACATAATGATATATGGGCAACTGATAATAGTATACCTACACCAGAAAAAGTCCCTCAACCAGTAGGTTATAGAATATTAATAAGACCTAGAGGAGTTATAGAAAAAACAAAAGGTGGTATTATATTGACTGATTCTAATAAAGATAGTCAAGCTTATTTAAATAGTGTAGGTCAAATAATAGCAATGGGATCAGAATGTTATAGTGATAGAAAACAACCTTGGTGTAAAGTAGATGATTGGGTTATTTTTGGTAGATATGCGGGTGCAAGAATTTCTGTACAAAAGGTTAAAATGTTGTTATTAAATGATGATGAGATTATTGCAACTCTGGAAAATCCAGATATAATAACTCAACAATTATAACACACATTAACATAAGTTAATGCCAACATAGGAGATACTATGCCCGAGAATGAAAAAGAAAAGAAAGAATTAGAAGTAAAACTTGACGATGTTGTAGAAGGACAAGAGGTAGATGTACCTTTAAATCCATTAGAAAAGTTACAACAAGAACAAGAAAAACCTTCTGATGAAAGTGAAAAAGAAGAAGATAAACGAACATATAAAAAAGAAAAAGATCATGGGAATGATATATCTTATGAAAATGAAGTAAAATATGATGTAGAAACTAAACCTATTGAAAAAATACCTTCATATTCAGAAGATTTGCCTTATTCTGCTAAAGTTCGTAAAAGAATTCAGAAAGAAGTAGCAAAAAGAGCAGATGCTGAACAAAGAATAGTTGATTTAGAACAAAAAATAAATTCTATGGAAAAAAGAACTTATGATATGGCTAATAAATCACTTTCTAATCAAGCTACTGCAGTATCAAATGAACTCAAATCAGCAATTGAAGAAGGAAATACAGATAAACAAGTTAAATTGTATGAAAATCTTGCTGAAATTAGAAGTCAAATAACAAAAACTGAAGATTATGCTGCTAGAGTACCTAAAGTTAAGGAGAAAAAAGATAAAGCTCCACCTTTAGCTTCTGAATGGGTAAAAGAAAATTCAACATGGTTTAATAAACCTGGTTACAGAAAAGAAACTGCAATGGCTTATGGAATTGATGCTGAATTAACTGAAGAAGGTTGGGACGTGCATGATCCTGGTTATTATGATGAGATGACTAAAAGATTAAAAGCAAGTAATCTTGGTTATTTTAATAAAGCAGAAGAAAACACTTCCAAAAGTAATCAAAATGTAGTACAAAAAACTAACAGAGTGCAATCTCCGGTTGCTGGAGTTTCTCGTAAAAAAGGAACAAGTAGTAATAGAGTTAAGCTCACAGGTGATGATTTATCAACTGCTAAAACATTTGGTATTAACATTAACGATGATGCAGCACTAAAACGATTTGCTAAAGAAGTAAAAGACTTTAGTGATTCAAATACAGGAACAACGTAAAGGAGCCTGACATGAATAAAACAAATAAAATAAACAATGAAACTAGAGTAGAAAAATCTGCAACAGTTTCGAAATGGCGACCTAGTAACTTATTAGAAGCGCCTGAAGCAAGACCTGGTATGGCTCAGAGATGGGTAGCAACTATGGTCTTAGGACAGGAAACGCCGACAAATGTAGCTAAACGATTGAGAGAAGGTTGGCAACCAAGAGACATTAAAACTGTCAAAGATAGTCAACACTTTCCAACGATAGAACATGGCAAGTTTGTGGGATGTATAGGTATAGAAGGAATGGTACTCTGTGAAATGCCAGAAGAAATGGTAAATCAACGTAATGAATATTACGCAAAAATGACTGAAAGTTTAATGACTTCAGTTGCTCAAGATATGAATAGAGTAGAATCACCCGGACAACCCATACAAAGGTCTTATAAAAGTTCTGTTACTAGAGGCGGC